CAAGATTCCGCAGCAAGCCGTCGCGGAGAGCAAGTATTTCGCGGGGGGCAACCCAGTCTCCAAGACATCCGACAACGAAGACACGTCGCCGGCGCTGCGGGACGGCTCTGGGCCATCCCCCCACTCGCACGTATTGAGCGTCAAGCACCCTGTAGGCCCAGCCATACCCGAGTTGGCCCAGCGCCCCGAGGAAGGTGCCAAAGTCCCGTCCTCGGTTGGATGACAAAACACCGGGGACGTTTTCCCAGACCAGATACTTGGGTCTAAGTCGATCAGCGATTGCCAAGTAGGTGAGCATGAGGTTGCCTCGAGGGTCGGCAAGTCCTTGCCGGAGGCCGGCGACGCTGAAGCTCTGGCACGGCGTCCCGCCGACGAGGATGTCGATATCTCCTGGTTGAATAGGCCACGATTCATGTTGGGTCATGTCTCCGAAGTTTGGTGTGTTGGGGAATCGGTGCTTCAGCACCGCCGAAGGAAATGGATCAACTTCACTGAAGCCAGCCGGCGTCCAACCGAGGTGATGCCAAGCAACAGAAGCAGCTTCAATGCCACTGCATACGCTCAGGTATCTCATTGACCAGGCTCCTGTGGGAAACAATCCCAACCGCGCTGCTTCGCGTACTCGTCTGCGGTCTGCGCTCCGAGACAGACGCACGGGCGCAGAACCGACACCTCTCTGCGCGCCTCGTCGCGCTCGGCGGTGAGACGCACGATCTCGTTGTAGCCAGCCGTCAGCAAATCAGGCAAATACTCAATGTGCGGGTTGAGATCCGCCGTCTTCTTGAGTGCGATTGCGACCAAATTGGTCGTGTTCGGATCGGTCATTTCCTGGACTTGTTCCTGTTCCATTTGTTGCTCCTTATGACTCAACGTCGATGAACTGAGAGATGTCGGGCTGAACGGCTACTTCCATAAGCCTGCCCGTGTCGCGATCATACTCCAAACACGCGCAAAGTCCATTGTCGCCGCACCACCGATTTTTCAGGATCCGGACAGACGTCCTGTTGTGGTTCTCAACGTCCTGTTGGTTACGCTCAAGTCCGATGCAGCAATCAGACAACTGAGCAATAGCGTGACTGCCGCGGAGTTGACTCAGGCTCGTTTGTGCGCCCTCCTCGTGACCCTGGCCGGCAGGACGCTTGAGATGGGACACAACGAACATGCTGACCTTCGTCTCCTCAACAAGCGACCGCAGCTTCGTCATCGTGTTGTCGATGATCCTGCGCTCGTCGCCCTCATCCAGGCCGCTGACAACGATGCTCAAGTGATCCAAGAAGATGTGAGTGCAACCCATCCCACGAGCCATGTACCTGATCTGAGAAATCAGGTTGTCAGACTCACAAGAGCCCCAATGGTCGTAGAGGACGATGTTGCCCTGACCAAGGGTGGAATCAAACGCCTCGCGCTTCTGATCCATAGTCACTTCGCGGTCCTTCCAGAAGTACCGCGGAATGCCCATGTGCAGAGCCATCAGGTTCTCACCCGTCCTCCGCACGTTCTCTTCAAGAGCGATGTAGCCGACCTTGGCCCCCTTCTGCATGAGCCAATAGGCGAGTTCTCGGCATACTGAACTCTTGCCGATGCCCGATCCGGAAGTGATCGTCACGAGTTCACCGGATCGGATACCCATCAACTTTGAGTTGAGCCCCTCCCAAGGGTAAGGGATCGTCGGTACGTCCTCGTCCGTTGAGATGATCGGCCACATCTCCTCACCGGGAATCACACCGTCTGGACGGAACGTCTTGGCTGCCCAGATCGCGTCCACGACCTCCTTGCCCTTGGAGGCCATCAGACACTCGTTCGGATCCTTCCCAGGTAGGTTGCTGACGATCTTGACTTTACCCGGTGTAAACAGCAGCGCACATTCCTGCGCCGCCTTCTTGCCGGCCTCGTCGTTGTCAAAGCAGAGCACTACCGTCTCAAACCGCTCAAGCCAATCAATGCTCTTCGCGATGTACTTCGACGCGCTCTGAGCTCCGTGAGGGATGCTGACCACAGGCCACTTGTTGCCGAACAACTGAGAGACGGTCAGGGCGTCGATCTCGCCCTCGCATACCGTCACCATCTTGCCCCCGTCCCTCCATAGGTGCTGACCAAACAGAGACATCTTGTCCGCATCACCGAGGATCGCAAACTTCTTGTTCTTGTAGCGAACCTTCTGGGCGACAGGACGACCAGACTCGTCGCAGTAGTTCGCCACTTGTGCCGGGACGCCGTTGATCTTTGCGACTCCGTATCCCCACTTCCTGCACGTCTCCTCAGTCAGTCCGCGCTTGGGAATAGACACGATCTCTTGGCTGATCAAGCTCATAGCCGTCTTCGTCCTTTCGTTTGTTGGAATGACACAGCCGGCTCCGTCCGCCGGCTCATAGCGCCGACAGCCGAAGCACCAAGCGTGGCCATCATCGAATCTTGCGAGGTTGTCTGTTGAACCGCAACTTGGGCACGGTTCGTGCTGAACAAACTTGCTGTTGGTTCTCATCGTATTCCACTGTGAGCAAAATTCCTGGGGTGGTTCCGAACGCCTTGACCCCAGTCATGGTTGTGATCTGATCGTCATCTAACCACAGGATGCCGTTGAAAACATCCAAAGTCTTCAGGTAGTTGTCAACGTCACCGCCAGGCCACCGCCGCTTGGTGGTCTTCGGCCGACCGATGGTAAACACCGCAGTCAACCGAAGACCACCCACCAGTGGGAGTCGAACACGCGACTTGAGTTCGTCCTTGAACTCGTTCGATCCCAGATAAGCGGCGGCTTGCTTCCTGAACTTCGTGTAGTTCTTGCCGTAGTAGGGCTTACCGAATCGGGTGAATCGGGGCCGAGACGCCGGCACGGGCTCCAACGGAAAGTTCAGGCGCAACTCAGGCATCAGAAGTTGACGTCCTCCACGTCTTCTTCAGCCTGGGCACTCCCCCCATCCGAGGCCACAACCTCTTCCTCCGCAGGAGCCTCGTATCCGCTTTCGGACTCGAATCCGAAGTCCTTGAACGAACCGCTGGAGAACTCCACGAGTTCCAGAACCTGAACCGCAAGGACGCGAAGGCTGACGCCTGCGCCGACAGACGGAACGTAGTACGGGAACAGTTCGTATCCGACCTTGATCGTGGATCCAGATCCGATCTTGATGGTCGAACTCAGCGGCTTGCCCTTCGAGTCAAACAGACGAGGCTTCTGGTTCCATTGGCGATCCTTGCCGCCGGCGACGGCCTTGAGCTTGAACTTGAATTCAATCTCGCCCGTCTCGTTGCCGTCCTCGTCAATGACGGGACGGTAAGGCTTCTCAGATTCCTTGACCTTCGCCTTGTTGCCGCTCTTCTTGCGGAGCTCTTCGAGGGTCGTGCGAACCTGGTTCGTGTGCGCCTGATCGATGACCGCGATCAGGCTCTCAGCCTCTTCAGCACCGAGGCGCAGATTGACGCTGTACATCCCGTTCGGATCGAACGTGCGATCAGGCTCGGTAAGACGAGGCCAAGCCGCAACGCCGGAAGGGGTAGTGCCACGCTGATACTTCTTCTTGTCTGACATGAGAATCTCCTTGAACTTGAGGTCAACTTAGGGTGTTTACACTACACCTTCTCTAAGTGATTCACCAAAGATACCTGAAGCATCTGAAGATGTCAAGAGAAGTAATAGTCACTCTGCATGACACTTGAGATATCCAAGGTTCCCTTTGGTGGAACGGGGGGCAATGTTACTGATGCCGGCAACAAAGACTGAATTTGATCCGAAAAATTCGTAAGAATGTCCTGCTCAAACATCTTACAGGTCATTTCTCTGACCGTCGTAGACAGGACGCCGGCATCAGCCGCCAGGACGGCAATCTCGTCGTGAGTGCTTCGGATTGAAGTCACCCCATATCCCTCATTCATCCTGTTCACAGTCATGCCCAATAGACCACCGATTCCGTCCAGCCCGTGGATGAAATTAGGAGCAATTGCGTTCTTGGTCTTCCTCGTGTCGATCTTTCCGTTGCCTACGCGGATCTGATGCTGGCGAATGACTCGACCAATTGACGTCTTGATGTTCAGCGAGTTGGTTTGCTCATAGCGCATATCGATGAAGAAGTTGTTCGGCGTCCACCACATAGGAGTGACGTCGTTCTCAACACACAGTTGAGCTACATCCTGAAGCCAAGCCATGCATACCTGTGCTGATCCAACCACCTGGGAGATGGACTGCCAGATGATTTCAGCCAAGTAAGCACAAGGCTTGTACGTCTCTTCTCCAAACGGGTTGACCTTGTGCTTTGACTTCATCGTCTCATAGAACCACTCAGTCGTGTACGTTTTACAACTGTAGAACGTGGATCCATACGGCAAAGTCATCGTCTGTCGCTTTGTCGTAGACCTGTTGATGCCGAAGGAAAGCCAAAGCTTCGCATACGGATTCGTGTCTGATGCGAGACGCTGCTTGACTACTTCAGCGACTTGACCATAGATGTCGTTGGGCTCGTCCCTCTGCAAACAGTTCGTCGCCATAGCTCCTACGGAATCTCGAAGCAGCAGCGAGTACAACTGAAGACCTTGAGTCGTTGCGTCCATTGAGATCGGGAGCCGGCTCATGTAGCCGTTGCCGTGCTTCCTGTACCCAGCCCACTCCACGCAGCCGGCAAGGAACTGAAGCGGCTTGTCGGCTGAAGCCCAGTCACTCACGTCGATCGGGTTCTCACCAATCGCTCTGATCCAATCGTCGTTGTCGTTGACCCAGTCAATTCGCTTCTGGAACGCAAGCTTGTCGTGACCAAAGCAGTTCGCAATGTGGATTGCAAGCCAACCCACGTTCGTGTCGTCAATCGGCTTGGCCTCATCAAACAGCAGCAGACCCTTCGCAACGTCCGGACCTTGAGGTTGAAGGTAGTACGGAATCGGATACTCGCGCCCACGGAAGTCGAGTTGACGTGGATACCAGATCGGCTTGGACTTGAACTTGTTAGCGAGGTAGAGGATCTTTGAAATCTGAAGCTTCTTGGACTGAAGGCGTTCATTCTCAAAGTGAATCCGTGCCGCCTCTTTGCGCCACCGCCGGCGCGCGTCTTCGTTCGTGTCGATGTCCGAAGGCTTTGACGGGATGATCGCCTCAACTGCGGGGATGCCGCTGATCTCTCGGCCGTTCTCCCAGCAGTGCTGAAACGTCTCAAACACGGTTTCGTTGATACGAAACGCCGTGCGTTGCAGCGTGTTTACAGCGTTGTAAACTTCCGGCATTCCGGATGCTTCAACGACCTGGTTGTAACTCTTTGACCGGCTCTTGATCAGCGGTCTGTTCCGAGCAAAGACGATTCCATATCCACCGTAGACAGGGCGCTTCCAGTCAACTGGTGTTTCCACCATCGGCAAGTAGACAGGCTTGAGCAGTTCCCCTGCCTTGTGGGCGTTCTTGAGCCAAGACATCAACTCGTCCGTCGGGCGAACAAGAGTGACGGACTTGCCAAGAATGTTCGACCTAGTGACGATGTCAATGATCCCGGTTGACTCGCGCATCAACTCAATGCAGACGATGCCAACTTGAACCAAGTCCTTCTTGTCCCAAGACGGCAGCGGCACGTTCGCTATCATCGCCGCCTTCTTGATGAACTTCGCCTTCTTGTTCGCGCTGAGGTTCTTGTTGACGATCCTGTGTGTTGAGTTCCAGAACGACGGTTCGTTCTCCCGGATGTGACGGAATTGAACTTCGTCCTCAAGCAGACGCGCAACTTGAGTCGCCGTGCTGACGATCTTCCTGTTCTGACTGATGCAGTCGAGGACGGCCTGGGACGTGATTGCTGCCACTACGTTTGGCGGCAACTGGATCAAGTATGGATGTGCACGATGCCGCCGGCCAGGCCGTCGGGCCGACTCAGCGATCCAGCGCTTGATTGATTCTTCGAGCTTCGAGACGCACTCGCCAAGCAGCCGTTGGCCGGCGTCAGTCGTGCTTTCAAGGCCAACCTCACGCGCCTTGTTGATCCTGTTCCAGTATCGACTCTTGCCGAGTTCCGTCATTTCCTTGTTGACCTGGGATTGATCCACAATTCCTCCTTGGGTTTACTTGTGTAAACTAAAGCCCCCGCCAATCTTACGACTGACGGGGGCGCTCACAGGAGAAACCTGTCCCAGTTTACTGGGTTAGTTGATCACGGGTTGGAGCTACTCTGAAATTCAGCGACGATCTGCTCAGGCGTCTTGCGCTCCAACTCGAAGGCTTCCTTGACCAGACGGTGAAGCGCACCGAACCGGGCAGTAGCGGCGAACTCGCTGCGGCCGCGGTAGTACGACGTGAAGGCGTTGTACAGCGACCAGACCGTCCGTGGCTTGAACTCAGGGTGCTCGGGCGTGTGCCAGTGCCGCCACACCTCACCGATGCCGGTCGCCGGGATGATGTTCCGGCGCATCGACTCCATGATCATGTAGTCACTGCGGCTGCGATCGACGCTGACGTGCTCGTACTCCTCGAACATGTCGATCGTAGCGGCCGCACGGAGCCGAACGGTCTTCGCGGACATCTGCACGAAGTGGTCAAGCCGCTTGTACACGAACCCTGTGTGGCGGGTCTTGAGCGCCAGCTCTGCGCTCATCATGCCGTTCGTGCACACGGCGACCCGAGTTCCGACGCCCGTACTGATCGCGCGGCTCTTGTCGTAACTGTTCATAATCGCCGCCTCGAACCCCAGGTCGTCGCGAACCGGGAGCCCCTCTCCTGCGAGGCTGAACTTCGTCACGAACTGGGAACCGTTGGAGAAGTGAACTGGCTCGGACAGCCTGAACCCCTCCTTCTCCAACTGGACGGCCCACTTGTTGACCAGATCCATCTGCGGGACGGCGCTGTAAGAGGACGTCGAAGGCGGGACGGGAATCGCTCGGATCTGGCTCTCCGTGAGTGCTGAGCCCCAACGCTTGTTGGTGTAAGTGGACGGACGGGCGGGGATGGTTGCAATCGCAGTCATTGAAGTTTACTCCTGTAAACAGTTACTTGGACTTGATGTGGTCGGCGAACGCATCAACGATGATGCTTCGCAATTCGGGCCTAGTAGTCAACTGGCGGAACATCTCTGCGGCGAGGAGGCGGACAAACCCCTCATTCGACAAGTGCGACGCAACTGCGGTGGTGCTGACCCTTTCGGCCAGACGGTCGTAGTTGCACTCCATCGTGCCCTCCGCCAGGCGGGCGATGTTGATGCGGGACGCGAGGTCTTCCATGTCGATCTCAGCTGCGAGGTCGCTGAGGCTGATCTCGTTGCCGAGGTCGCTGAGATCGATCTCATCTGCGAGGTCGCGGAGGCGGATCTCGTTGGCAACGTCGGCGAGATCAAGGTTGCGGACGATGTCGTCACAGTCGATTGTCAAGGTCACTTCGGTCGTCATGTGTATCTCCGTTTACTTGTGTAAACACTTGCGAGGCTTCGAGCAAGAACGCCTTGCCCGCAGGTACATTGTACCATAATTCGTCTGAAATGTCAAGGGTATTAGCACAACGGGCGGGTCGCTCCGCCCGAAGTGCTACAGGAGTTTCAGTAGTCGCCGGCGTAGTAGGGCGTGGTCCCTTCGTCAAGCAGACGCTGAGCGAACCCAACGAACTTGCCGATCTCGTAGATGTGGCGACCATCTACGCGATTCCCAAATTCGTACCAGTCGTCGCCGGCCGACAGCCAAATGCGGATGTCTTCGAGCAGACGGTAATCGATCCGCATCTCGATGCCGTTGAACTTGCTCTCCTTGAGCTGTTCGATCGTGAGATCCTTATCGATCTCCTCGCGCAACTCGCGGCGTCGAATCCAGACGTCGCGCATGAACTCGTGCAGATCGTAGCACTTGCGCCAGTATGCGAACTCGTGCTTCGTGTCTCCGACGCGGTAGTAGGCGTATTGATCAAGTCCCATGTGTCATTGCTCCTGTTTAAGTGGTTTCGGAATCGTAAATCTCCCACAGGCGGAGAACGCGGTCTAGATACTCATCCTCGTCAGCAGTGATCCAATAAAGGTCACACCACGGTGGATCGCGAAGCGTATGGATGAAAGGAATTGCACGATTGAGTTCTCCTGGGGTTGTGGCGTATTGAATTACGCTTGAAATGCTGTCGCTGATGAACGTCGTTCTCGGTTCGATGGTCATTCTTGAATTGTATTTCAGTGCTTCCGGTAGTCAACATTGCTGATGGAGCTAGACCAACACGCACGGCATGAGCCGCACTTGCCGTCGTTGTCCGGAGCGTGACACGGGAACCCGACGCCGGCGCTCACAGACGACGTGTGAGGGTGCTCGTTGTTCGTGTACGCAACGCCGACCATTGCTGCGCTGAGCCTGACGACAAGGTTGGACGGAGGCGTGATGCCTGAGACGTACTGCTTCTCGCGCGTCGGGAGCCAATGACTGACTTCGGGTGTGTACTTGGCGACGAGGCAGATCAACTTGTAGTGGTTTACACCAAGTAAATCGCCGGAGTCGTGCCACCGAAAGTGAGTGTCGCCTGACTTGCGAATCGACTGAACCATGCCGACAGCCCAGGCGATCGGGTCTGACTTGAGGCGATCAAGGCGGCGCTGCATTGCCGCTTCCACGTTCTTGAAGACGTAGCGACCCTTGAGCGCGTAACACCCGCTGCACACGCTACCCTTGACCTTCCGCAACTGACTACCCGTGCGGCAGATCTTGGCGCTGATTGACCAAGCGCGGCTTGGCATCTTGGACGGGGCTGACAAACCGCCCGTGACTGAATCTAGCTGACTCCACGTCCTGACGGCCGGCGCCGCGGCTAACGCTGCGACGAAGTCGTCCTCGGATACTGAGGCAATGTCTCGTCCTGTGAGCACGTTCAACTGCATGGTTTCAATCCTTTTTGAAGTAAGACGGTAGGAAGTAGGCTGCTGCGCTGATGGCTATTGCGACGTACAGCGCAACGACTAAGTGACGAAACGTCATGTTGGTGGGTGGTTTACTCCTGTAAACGGACACTGTGAGGCGGAAGACGATCCCCCGCTGTGTCTATTATACCACAATTACGCTGACGTGTCAAGGGTATTACACGACGGCCGGCCCAGGACGCCGGCCCCCTGCGACCGCTATCATCGGCCGGCACGGCGGAAACAAAAAACCCCCGCGTCCACAGGCGACGCAGGGGCAAACGGATGAGTCGGGTTGAGTTTACACAGGTAAACAGGTCTGCCGCGGGACAAACAGACCACGATAATACCCGCGCAACCAGGCCAGGCACTCGGCGGCTGGATACTGGCACACCTCAATGTAAATTGAGGGGTCGAGGCTAGAGACTGCGGTAACGATCCACTCCGATGAAGCCCCGCGCCGAAGCAGCAACTTACGCGCGTCTCCGAGCTCGTAGTAGCGTTCGTTGATCCCGGCGACAAAGTCTTCGAGTTCTGCCTTTGAAACTTTTGGCTTTCGCATGGTTTACTCCTGTAAACCCCCGCCCGGAGTTCGTCCGGGCAGGGGATTGGTTGGTTGACTCAGCAGCGGGGCAGGCACGTTGACAGATCGATGTACTCCGTGCAATCGGTCGTCGGGCCGACGATGCGCACGGTGTCGCTCAGGACGTGCTGAAGCACACCGAAGAGATCCTCATCGCTGAGGTGCTTCCAGTTGACGACCTGACTGCCCCACATGGCGTAGAGCACCATCGCCGTGCCGCAGAATGCGCGCTTGGCTTCCAGGATTTCGGCTTCGGTGCGACCCTCAGCCTTGGCGTTGAATTCCTCGATCGTCGGGAGGGACACGCCCATGTACTCCTTGAACTTCTGACGGTCGCTGCCGACCTCAGCGATCTCGGAGTCGAACTGGATCGCGGCGACCAGTTCGTCGATGCCGTCCCGGACCAACTCCTTGATCACGCGCTTGCGCTCGTTGACGAGTGCTTCGATCTTGGACACGTTCTGCTTAATGCTGTAGGTGAACACTTGTGTTTACTCCTGTAAACCGGACTCTGACTGGGCGGAGACGTTCCCCGCCGCTGAGTCCATTATACCATAATTCCCCTGACGTGTCAAGCGTATTAGATGGAGC